ATTTTTAATAATAGGGTTTAGAATAGCAGAACTAAATACAGTACTATCTACTTCTGTGTAATTTCTAATATCATTTTCTAAATTTGCTAATGTGTATGCCATATTATAATGCCTTTAATGTTACAGGTCCTGCAGAACAAGCTGAACCTCCTCCTTTTACACCATTCAAAGTAGCAGTGTCTGTACTTTTAAAATAAAAATAACTTATAGGATTAGTTAACACATCGTTAGTAGTATTACCAGTTACATTTCCTGAAGAATCTATTTGTCCTAATGCAATTGTAAAACCATTTGCTGAATCAATATCACTTACTCCACTTATAGTAGGGATTGGTCTGAAGGATTGTAAATTATAAGCATCGGCTCCACCTGTTCCTGCATTTATTACTTCTGGTGCTCCTCTTAATCTTACAATTGATCCTGCTTTTCTTTGATGATCTAATGAATAAACATTTACATAAGTATTACCATCAACACTATTAATAATAACTTCAAAAGGATTGTTTTCTAATAAAATTAAAGTAGCAGTTGATGATCTCTGAGGTCTTGGATTCCATAAAGCTTGTGGATCAGATCCAATTGGTTTTGGACTAAGTTGTGGTTGCTTTGCTTCGAACTCTGAATAATGAACTAATGAACCATTCCATTCTCTAACCATTTCAGAATATGGAAATCTCATTCCTGATCTATCAGAAATTGCTAAAGCGTATTTACCTCGTGCGTAGCCACCCATTATACACCATCCCCATAAAATGTTTGTGGTGATATGAAACTAGATGTACCTTGGTTGTCGGCATCCAATGCTCTTAACATTTCACTTTCATAATTTCTTTCTAATGCTTGTGTTCTTTCAGGATCAAATTTCATACTTAAATAATAAGCTAGTCCTGACATCATACATGGATAAAATCTATTTATCACATCAGCTGTGTTTGTGTAAGCACCCGCATCTTGAATTTTTGCCATATAGTAAAAACAAAATTGAAAATTACTTGGTGTAGTTGTGCTAGATATACTTGAACTTGGTGTTGCATATAAAAATATACTTGGATTTAATTTTCTTTGTGCATAATATTGTGAAGGTGTACCTTGTGTTAATTTATTAGGTGTTTGTGAATATTGTGATCTATCTATTTTTGTAAGTGCAACATCAGAAGGTGCAGTTGGAGTAGAATTATTTCTATAGTATGCTTCTAATACTTCATCTACATCATTAGGAAAATTAACAGAATCAGTAGCTACACTATATTCTGCTTGTCCTTGTATTAAAGGTATTTTAGCTAATTTTATTTTCCATAAATGGATACCTCTATTGGCCCATTCTTGAAACATAATATTTAATGATCTTCTTGCAGACCTTAATTGATAACCTGTTCTAGTTCCTCTAATATTAGTTCTTTCATAAGCTTCTTCTATAATGTCATCTATAGCTGGATTAAAGAAAGTTTGATTAGAAGTTGGAGGAGCTGTAAGAGCAGTATTACCCATACCACTATGTACAGAACAATAATAAAATAAAACTGGAGCGCCTACAGTTTGCACCGGAGCGACAACAATTTGAGTATAAGCTGTTGCAGTTCCTGGAACACCACTAGTAGTTACACCTGTAGTATATTCTATTCCTGCAGCACCACCTGGTGCTGTTCCATGAGTTCCGTTAGCTGTTGCTGAAAATCTTAAAGGATGACCTGTATTACTATTATCATCTTGATTAAAGATGTAAGTATTGCCTTCTTGCAATTCTAGAACCGGACTAACTTCTCCGTTAATATAGAACTTATTTGCATTAGCACTATATTGATTCGTTCCAGTTGCAACCGTAACTGTATAAGTAATAGTCGCCATGTGTAAACCTTATCCGCCGGTAATAGTTAAAGTAACACTTCCACCTACTCCAGCTAAATTATATACAATTCCTTCATCAAAAAGAATTCCAGAACCTGGTACATAAACTTCTAGTCCTTCTGTTCCAAATTTATATGTTGCTACTAAATTACCTGCTACCGCTCCGGCTGTAGTTGCTGCATTATATAATTCTAATGTAGAAGCTGCTATTCCTAATCCTTGAATCGAAGTAATTCTAGCTCTACCTGCTCTTGCTACAGTATCTGTTGCAATTACAGCTAAGTTTAATGTTGTTTGGTCGCTTGAAAATGATCCGCCGCCCATAATGTTTTTCTCCTGTTAAATTGTGTGTGGGCCGAAGCCCACACTAAATTAATTATTTATTATTCTTAACCATTAAAGTTTTGCAAATAAGAAATAGATAAGTAACCAGTACCGTTTCCAGTATTAGTTGCGTTACCTGAAACTTTAACATCTGTACCAACATTATTAGTTGCTGATCCAGATATATCTGCCCAACCAACTGCAATACCAGTTTTAGCTGCTGTAACTCTGTGGTTACCAGCTGAACCAATTGCTTCTACTGCTACGTAGTAGTCAAGGTCAGTTCCGTCACCAAAGTTTACTGTATCTGCTGCACCGTCAAATGCTACAAGAGCTAGAAAATTAATTTCTATAATTCTTGAATTAGCCGGTAATACAAGTCCTGTATCTACAAAACTTCCAGCTGAAAGAGCTGCTTGAGTTAATAGTCCTGATGATTGAGTCATTTGTACAAAACCCGTGTTTTTTAATGAACCAAGTGTTGTTCCTGTTGTGTTTGAGATCGTTCCCGCTTTTATTGGTCCCGAAAATGTAGTTGTTGCCATGATTATATTCTCCTAGTTATTTGCATAGAGTCTCTAGGCCGTAACGTTCTATACTTCACGTCGCCATGCAAAATTAATTATGTATAGTGACTAAAATATATATGATTTTTGTATAGAGTGCAAGAGATTACGTGTTAGGTGCCACATCTCTCAAATTATTTGCTTGAATATACGTAACTGTTACAGTCGCTTGACCTGTAGTTGATGTTGTCCCTGCTGTTATAAGAGTAGCAGTTACTTGCGTATCTTGACTAACACGATCCATATTATCAAAAGCCGAACTTTGTTGTGTGTGATCTGCTACAGTTTTAGCATCTTGAGCCGCAGTATAAAAAGCTGCTGTTGCTCCACCTGAATCAGTTTTACCAACCGACATAGTTGCACTAGTTCCTGCGTCACTGCCTATTGCAAAACGCATTAGTACTTCTACTATTTGTGAATTCTTAGGTATTACACCTACGTCGTAAGTATTTGTTCCAGCTGCTACTGCCATACTAATCATTATTGATTGAGTCATAGCTACTTGACCTGTGTTTTTTATATTTTGACCAAGTGTTGTTCCTGTTGTGTTTGAAATCGTTCCAGCTTTAACCGGTCCTGAAAATGTAGTTGTTGCCATAATGTAATATTTATATCTTATTTTTGAGTAAAGTGCAAGAGGTCCTAAGGTATTTATGCAATTTCAGCAATGTAGCTTTTGTCTAAGTTGCTACAGAAACTTGTGGAGTGACATCATCAACTTGATTCTGTCTATGAGCAATAGCTGCTTCTTCCAGCTTGATGTCAGTAATGACTCTTTTAATCTTGTCATCAATTTTCACCATGTCAAGAGTATATCTGTTATTATCCAGATGCTCCTGTTGCCACTTCAACTCCAAGGACCTTTTTTGTTTGTATAGGTCTTGTATCATCTATAACCTCCTCATAAGTTATTCGATTTATCTCGTCATTATAGTTGTTTCCGAGATACTCCCACACTATAGTGTTTTCTCCTAGTTTGTCAAGCACTGCTTGTTCAACAGATTCAGCTGTATCTTCAGCATGTTCTATGTCAAATTTAGCATGATGACTATAGGCCCAAATAGTGATTAGAGTTTTTTTCATTTACACACCTTGTTATAGTTAAAAAAAGGGCCGTTTTTAGGCGGCCCTTTAAATTATTTATTATACTGCGTCTGATCCGAATATGCCTCTTGGATCAGAAAATCCAAATACATATCTTTCTCTAGCTTTGTATCTAACGTTACCTGTATCAAAGTCGCCTTCCATAGAAGTTTTGATAGGTGATCTAACGAAATGTTTAAGACCATTAGGTACATCAGTTTTAATGAACCATTTTTTAGCAGAAGTTAAGAAGTGGTTAACTGTGTAACCTTGAGGAATCATTCCCATATTCTTAATTGCATTAATGTCATTATCTGCAGTACCTGTTCTACCTTCAGACTTCATAAGTCTGTCAGCAGTAAATTGAAGTGCTGAAGGAATAATTAATTTCATTCCTCTAGACGCAATTTTTAGGCCTCTTTCATCAGTCATAGCTGCGATGTCAATCAAAGCTTGTTCTAATGAAGTTTCGTTTAAGTCAGAAGCAACTGCTAACTCATTACTGAAAGTTCCAGCAATAGTTGGGTGAACATCGCTAAATAATGCGACTCCATCACCACCAGCAAAGTTTGCATTGAAACCGTTGTTCAATACAGCTGCTGCTTTAACTTGCTTAGTGTTTGCCATAGATCTTGCTAACGCTTTTGTATATCTAGACGCAAGTCTGTCATACAAGTTATCTTCGATAGCTTCTTCTGTGATTGCAAACGCTAATGCGATTGTTTCGTTAGTGTAACGTGCTGTGAAAGTTTCTTGTGCATCATCAAACTGAACGCCTTGGCCTTCAGGTTTAACTGCTGCATTTGCAAAACCAGATAACATTACTTCTTCTTCAAAAGCTCTGTCAGATGATTCTGTATCAAAAATTTCAGCATGCTCGTTAGCATACGATTTATATTCAAGTCCGAATAGTGCATTCAAACCTGGTTCTAGTTCTTTAACTAGTTGTGCTCTTGATATTGCCATGTTTATTTATCTCCTATTCGATATTAGTTATATAAAAACGCGCCAGGATTAAATGAACATACTACATCGTAACCAGCTGCATCTTCAGTTTGACCTGAAATTCCTGCTGATTTGTTTACGAAAAGTAGACCATTATTAACAACTGCACCAGCGCTTAAAGTAGCTGCTGATAGACCGTTAATTTGACCTGAAGCGGGTTGATCAATCAAGTTGTAAGCTTCAGCTACACCTTGCTCCGTAAAACCGGGAGTTAGTGTTGCAGAAGTTCTTACTGAATATTCTTGATTGGGGTTAGTGTTTACGAACGCTGTTATGTAAGCTGTTCCTGTGTTGTAATCAACACCTGCAACTGTACCAGCTGGAACTGAATTGCTCCATGTTGGTGTTGAAGTATTGTTATCTACCCAGAAACCACCATTCATTACACCAACTGCTGGTGCTAACGCAGAAGTCCATGCTGCACCTGTAGCGGTGTCATCATTTGCTGCATTGAATGTTATGTCCTGAATAAAACCAACTGTAGCTCCATGAGCTCCAGCAGTTGTTTGATATCCAACGGGATCGCCTTTATACATAGCGTTTGGTAATGTACTTAGTGACTGAACTGAGAATTCCGACTGACCACCTGTAGCTGGAGTACTTCCAACTGTCATGTTCTGTCTTAATCCAAATCCAGCAGTATTTGCATTTGCCATATTTGTTTTTTCCTTTACTTATGTACCTGTCCTTGCGGACCTCCAGTACGGGTTATATTTTATTTTTGTTGGACTTAGAAATTACTAAATAATTATTTCTTTGTACCACCAAAAGTTACACGAGTTTGCCTTTCACTATTGATTGGCATACTTGGGTGCTGGTCCTTCAAAAGATCGTTGTTGATAGCATCATCTTTGTCTTTAGTCTGCTGATCATAATAAGCTTCAATTTGCTTTGCGATCTCTTCTGGTATCTTAGCCAGCAATAAGCCTCCTACTCCAATAACTCCCGCATACTTACCTGTAGTTTCGACTGGAAAATCTTGATCTGGATAATCTTCAGCTCTCACTAATTCATATCCTTCTCTTAAAGACGCTGCTACGTTTTTCGTATCGTTGAATCCCATAGTTTCAGCTCTAATCCATCTATGTCTATACCCTATAGGTGGTTCGGGCGCATCGAGTGATGAGGGTGGAGTCCAAGTTTTTGTAGCTGTTGTTTTAGCTCTTGTTTGACTCGCACGTGAGGTTTTTATATCTTCGTTTTTCATTTTATGCTCCTTCCGTGATTTTTAATTGTTTTGCATAATCTTCTAATGGCACGCCTAATCTTTTAGCAATTGCTACCTGTGATGGCGAGAGTTTCACAGTTTTATTTTTGCGTCCTGTTGAGCTCGAACGTCTAGCTGAAGCTACATTTTGAACTGGTTTAGCTCTTTCTGTAGTTGAACTGTCTATATTATCAAATTTGTGGGGGAATTCAAGTCTTATTCTTGAGTCCACTTCTTGATAATATTCATCAGATTGAGGGTCATATCCTTCTTCTTCTACAAGTCTTTTATGTAAATCAAAGGCTGTATGAGTCATTGCTGAATCTTGTCCAAACCAAGTATTTTTAGAAGCCCAATTTTCCGCTTTAGGATCAGATTGTGCTCTTCTTGGAGTTGGTGCTTGATACACAGGTTTTTCTCTTTTAGGTGCTTCTTCATTAAGTGTTTTTAAAGCTCCTAGTCTTGATGCGTCTTGTGCAAGTCTAGCAATACTTTCTTGTGCTGCAACTTGACCATCAACATCTCCTGCTTCAATAGATACTTTTAATGCTTGTCTTGCAGCATCCATATTAGTAGTAACTCTTGATTCAAATTCTTTAACATAAGACTTATCTAAAGTAGAAAGTTTAGTTTCTAATTTATCTTTTTCTGCCTTAGTCATTTGAGCAAAATGAACAGCTTCTTCTCTTTGTCTTTCAGCTTCTCTCATTTTACGAGTTAACTTAGCAATACGTTTTTGAACGCCATCACTATAATCTTGTAACTCATCTTTATCTTCAGATTTAACTTTTACTTCTCTTTCGTTTTCAAAAGTTTTATCTTCAGGTACTTGTTCTACTTCAATTGTTTCTTCTACAGCTTCCTCTTGTTTTACCGGTTCTCCTTTATCATCAAAATCAATATCAGCGCCGACTGTTTCACCAACGTTAACTAATTCTTCAGATGCTTTTTTTTGTTCTTCTGGCATAGTTTCCTTCCTATGTTAAATTAAATGAAGAATAGATTCAGGATTTTCTACAGTTCCTAAAACTTCATCATCGTTAAGTAATCGCACTTCTCCGCCTTCAATTGGTAATCTTGATCCCGCATAACGAGCAAAAATTACCCAATCTCCTTTTTTGCACCAAGGCTCACCAAATTTATCTTTATCCTTGTATGCTAAATCTCCCATCTTTAAAACATAACCACATGTTGTTGCGATCCTTGCTTTGTCTAAAGATTCTTGGGAAAATAAAATTCCACCTTTTGTTTTTTCTTTTGGTGTAAAAGGTAAAACTAAAATTCTATAACCAACAGGTGTTGGCAACTGATCTACAGTTTCTGTTTTTAAATTGTCTGGATGTAAAGGCTCTTTGGCCTCTCCCATATTTCTAACTTCTTCTTTATTTTCTTCTTCGTATTTTTCTTGAAGTGCTAGTTTAATTTTGGGTGTTTCTGTCTTTACCGTTTCCGATGTCGATAACGTTTCCTTGCTCATCTTTTTGCTCCTTAGGTTTTAGCAGGTTAGAGATTTCCTGTAATGTTAATTGTATAGCGTGTGCTTGTCCTACTGCATAACGGTATTTTTCCATATTGTCAACCCCACCCGCTAGAATTGAATCACCTATACTCTGTAGTCTTTCAGCTAAAGTTTTTTGCAGTTTACTTATTATTGTCATGTCGTCCATTTTCTCTCCTTACAGTTTAAATTGTTGTAGTACAGTTAACTTTTCTTCAGCAGTTGCAATCTTTTCTATTAACTTATCTACTTCATCTATGTGTTGTGGATGTTCTCCAATACCTACAGAATTTTCTAAGTAAATTTTAAGTGTTGCATCGGCTTCTGATATCTGTGCGTTATATCTATCTTCTAGTGCTGTTAGTATTGCTTCTCTCATTTTTTAGCCACCTTATCTTTGTTAGGACCTTTTTTAATTATATAGTCTTGTGTTCCATGAGCTCCTGAATTTACTTCTTTTTTCAAAAGTCTAAACAGACTCATCTCTTTGATTTTCTTATAGTTGTTTTTTAGAAAAGTTTCAAGAACTTTAGTATCTCTCATCTAACACTTCCAACGTCTTCTAGCTTGTCTAATTCTAGAATTAGGATCGTTTTGTGTTTTAGTTGATGAGTTTCTTAATTGTCCGGCTGATCTTGCACAATATGACTTACGTCTTTTTGCAGATTTTGATCCAGCCTTAACTTCTCCAGTTACTGCTGTTTTTAATTTTGATCCAGGATTAGCTGCTCTATATGCTTTAACACCTTTATTAGTCATTCCCGCACCAGACTTAGTAGATCTATAATTAGCGCCAGGACCTTTAGTAGTTTTTCTAATTGTACCACCCTCTTTAAAACCTGGAGCGTCAATCATTTTACCGTAATATTTTACTAAACTAGGATTGGATACTTTTGTACCGCCTAAATTACCTTTAATATAACTTCCGTCATATTTTGTATTAGGCATTTTCATAATTTAAATATGA